GACCGTAAGACTAATTGTTTAACAACGATAGAAAAAGATAATATTGTTGTAGATGATGACGGTTTAAGGTGGAGAAAGCTATTGCCTACTGAATGTGAAGCATTACAAACTTTACCTAGAAATTATACTGCTATGGGAAAATATTTAGAAAATAAACCTGTAGCTAAATCCAATCGTTATAAGGCAATCGGCAATGGTTGGACAGTATCCATCATCAATGAAATATTTAAAGGTATTGATGGTGATTTAAGAGATGTTATGTCACTCTTTGACGGCATTTCATGTGGTCAACAAGCATTAAAAACAACAGAAAGGAGTTAATTATGAAACTAACAACAGAAGAGAGAAAAAAACTATTAAAATGCCATAATAAACTGAAGGATATGGAGCATATGATAAAAGATTGTGATGATATATATCTTTCAAACATAAGAGATTTATCAGAAACATTACATACAATGCACGATATTTTAGGATTTGTTCCTAGCAATTCTGATGCTTATTATGCAGATTGGATATTAAAAGAAGATAAAATAGAAGAGAAAGGAGAGTAATATGCCATTTGACATTATACCTAACGAACTACCTGCATTACCTGATGATTTAAACTTTGAACCTATAAGAGAACCTGCCTACAGGAATGGTCAAAGAGTAGAAGGTAAATGGTGGGTTATTAACCCATTAACTGATAAGGTTATTGGTGATGGAAAAAGAAACCATAAACCTACAAACTTCAATTCTATGTGGGAAAACTTTAGAAAAGGAATTAACTTATCTGATTTAGATTTGTCAGATACAACAGTAAAATTCACTAGAGTTGGTGGTGGATCAGCTATGAGAGCAGACATAGTGTTCAAGAAATATGATTACAAACGTATTTTAGGTGAACCTATGCAATTAAAAATGAGAGTTTTAGATTCTCACGATCAAACCTTTAAACGTACTGCTGATGCTATGCTACTTAGACTAGCCTGTTTAAATGGTATGCCAAGCATATCTGAAACAATAGGATTTGCACAAAAGCATACATTATCCCAAAATCCTGAGAAACTTGCAGAAATATCTTCAAAATTTCCTGAAAGAATTGAGAAGGAAGTGCATATAATGAAGAAAATGAGCAACATTCCTATCACAATAGAGAAAGTGAAGGATTTTTTATCAAAAACAGTTGCAAGTTATAAAACCATATCAGGAATGAAGGTTAATCAAAGGGCATTAGATGATGCTATGAGGACATATTTTTCCTATAAGATGAATGATAATGTTTATAGGCTTTATAATACTCTGACGCATCTCTCAAGTCACGTAGAAGGCAAAAGAGGTAATACTGACATTAATAGAAAGCAACTACGTATAGAAACAGATGTAGAAAATATTGTACGAAGTAAAGACTTTGCAGAATTGATGGTTGCATAATGTCTACTTTACCTAAATATGTTGTAGTACGTAATAAATCTAATGGTGGAAAGTCTTATAGGTACAATCCACCAAAAAGATTTATTGAGGAAGGTGTGGTGTATAGAAAAGAGTTAGGAACAGGTTTGCGTACAGCCTGTTCCATAGCTACTAAAATGAATAATGAGATTGAAGAATATTTAAAACAAACATCACAGGTTGTAATGCATAATCCTACCGTTCAAGGATTGTATCAAGAATATTTATTATCTAATGATTTCAATATGTTAAGGGAAAAAACACAGAAGGATTATATATATTTTTTTAAGATAATGTTAGATACAAACTTTATAGGAAGGAAGGATTATCGCAAAATTAATACTCAGATGTGTAAGATTGCGTATGAGGAATGGGTTAAAAGAGGAATACAGTTTGCTAATCACATTCTTTCTGTATCTTCTAGGCTATATAAATATGCTATTGAAATGGGATACACAGAGTTAAATCCATTTAAGAATGTAACTCGTAAGACCGTAATAACTGAAAGAATAATATGGACTAAAGAAGAGGTTAAGAAGTTTCTTGACGTAGCCTATGCTGATTATAACTACAGAAGTATAGGATTAATTGCTCATATGGCATACGAATTTGGTCAGAGGATAGGAGATATGCGATTATTGGAATGGGATAGTATTAAATTTGAATTAAAACAGCTTCATCTTAAACAGTCAAAAAAGAGGAAGGAAGTTTTCTTACCTATAGAAAATAATTTATTTGCTATGTTGCAAAAACAACACACAGACTTTGGTTTTCAGAAATATGTAGCACCAAGAATAAAACCTATAAGAGATAATTTTGTTCCTTACAGCCTATATGCAGTCTCTATTTTAGCAAATGAGGTAGGAAGGAAGGCAGGTTTAAGGGAAGAGTTACAGTTGATGCATTTAAGAGCAACAGCCATAACTGAAATGAATGAAGCAGGGGTCGGATTAGGACAAATAATGTCGGTTTCAGGACATTCTAACCCTCAAAGTGTCAAGCCGTATTTAAAACATACTTTTAAAAGTGCAAATTATGCCTTGACAAAAAGAAATAATTATGATAGTTAAACATTTAACTGTAACAGAGAGAGTGACATATATATGAATATAAATACATTTATTAATGATATAGATATGCATTTAAATGAAACAAAGAGAATGGATTGTCCTGTATGTAATGGAAAGAATACATTTACTGTAAGTTTTATAAATGGAGTACGTGTATGGAATTGTTATAAGGCTTCCTGTAGTACAAAAGGAAATGTTTCAGTAAGATTAAATGTAGATGATATAAAACAATCTTTTAAAGGGAACAGTAGGAAGGAAGATTTATTTGTATTACCTGAATATATTGTTCCAAATGGAGTACATTATCACGATGTCAAGGAAAATCGTATTGTTTTTCTAGTAAAGGATAGTGAAAAGGGAGTAGTTGTAGATGCTGTAGGTAGATCAGCAGGAAAAAGATTACCTAAATGGAAAAGGTATGGTAAAAGTAAACTGCCTTATGTTGCTTGGGGTGAATCGTATTCAGAGCAAGTTAAGGAAGGAAAAACAACTTGTGTTTTAGTAGAAGATTGTTTTAGTGCATACTACGTTACAAAACTTAGAATGACAGGTGTTGCACTTTTAGGAACGAGTTTACTTGAAGAGCATAAAAGATTTTTGTGTCATAATTTTGATAGGGCGATTGTTGCCTTAGACCCTGATGCTCTAACTAAAAATCTACAAATAGCTAAAGAATTAAGAGGTTGGCTTACAGACGTAAAAGTTTTAAGGTTGACAGATGATTTAAAGTATGGTAAAGAAACAGACATTCACAATTTAAAGGAGTTGGTATGGAATTAGCATTAGTAAGAAGTTTAATGAATAAAGAGTTTTATGACGATCATAGAGGAGCAAAGTGTCCTAACAGATTGTTTAGTAAAGATGTAAGGAAGATTAAAGAAACATTAGACGTAACAATGGAAAAGTATCAGAGGTCAGTAACACCTGATGAAGTAGAAGCTTTGTTTATGTCTAGTAATCCTTCAATGACTACGGCACAGAAGACTGCCTATTCAGCTTTGTTCAGTCAGGTTAAAAAAGAACAGAAGATGGGAGTAGATGTTGCACAAGATGTTTTATCTAAATTGTTTCAGCAGATTATAGGAGAGGACATTGCCAATTTAGGATTTGATTATGTAAATGGAACTAAATCAAATCTAGAACCTTTGCGTAATATATTAGAGCAGTATGCAGATGATTTTACACCTAACCTTAACATTGAATGGGATGATATTGACATTAAAACTCTTTTAGATAAAAATGATTTAGAAGCTAGATGGTCATTTAACATTCCTTCATTGACTAGAAAGATAGAAGGAGTTAATGCAGGACATTTAATTGAGGTTGGTGCAAGACCTAACACAGGTAAAACATCTTTCCATGCAAGCCTAGTAGCAGGAGAGAATGGATTTGCTAGACAAGGTGCTAAGTGTATTATTTTGTGTAATGAAGAAAGTCCTCACAGAGTTGGTGCTAGATATTTAACTGCATCAACAGGAATGACCTTGCATGAAATAAAAGAAGACCCTGCCAAAGCACACATTCTTTATGATCCTGTTAGAGACAATATAAAAATTAAGGATAGTTCCATGAGAGATATGAATTGGGTTGAATCGGTTGTAAAGTCTACTAAACCTGATATTGTTATATTAGATATGGGAGATAAATTTGCAACCACGCAAGGCTATGCAAGAGCAGATGAAGCATTAAAAGCCTGTGCGATTCATGCTAGGCAGATAGCAAAACAGTATGACTGTGCTATGTTTTATATGTCGCAGTTGAGTGCTGAAGCTGAAGGTAAGATTATCCTCAATCAAAGTATGATGGAAGGTAGTCGTACAGGTAAGGCTGCAGAAGCAGATTTAATGATTCTTATAGCTAAGAATCCACCTGTTGAAGGGCAGGATGAGGATGATATGCAAAGACACTTAAACGTAGTAAAAAATAAGTTGTCAGGTTGGCATGGTAATGTTCATTGCGAACTTGACTACAAAACAGCTAGATATACTGTATGACAGAACAAGGAGAATTATTTACCATAGAAGAGGATCAGATTCTTGATGGTGTTATTTGTATAAAATGTGATGTGCGACAACCAATATCTGAATTTTCTGTAATGAAAGCAGGAGAAATAAAAAGAACCTGTCGTTCCTGTAGAAAAGGACACAAGGAAGTATTAACTAGGTTAAGAAAAGAAAATGCTTATCCTGATGAAAACTATAAATGTCCAATCTGCAAAAAAACTATTGAGGAACTAGGAAAGTATGGACAAATTCGCTTAAAGACTTGGGTGTTAGATCATTGTCATGATACAAATACCTTCAGAGGTTGGCTGTGTCATAAATGCAACACAGGACTAGGTGGTTTTAATGATAGCTTGACAATTACACAAAATGCTGTTATCTATTTAGTTAAACATAAGGAGAATATATAATGAAAATTAAAGAAGTCAAATATATTTTAGCGACAGACTATGATGAAGAAGGTTTTGATGCTGATGGAGCAGGAGATTATTTTTATACTGCTACAAACTATAGAGAACACGAAACTAAAGAAGAAATTTTAACTTCCTTACAAAAAAACATATGCTATGATGATTATGGTAGGTATAAACATAAAAAGAAAAAACCTAATTTTAGTAGTATAGAAGAATATTGTAAAGAGTTTGGATTTCGTTTATATAAAAGAGAGGTATAAATATGCAACTAACATTAGACGTAGAAAATACAACAATAAAAAAAGATGGAAAGATGCATCTAGACCCATTTGAACCTGAAAATAAACTAATTATGGTAGGGTGTTTAACAGATGATGGAGAAGAATATCTATTTAGAATGGATGATGACGCTGTTTCAGGGGTTTTAAATTTAAGTAATCATTCTGCAATACAAAAACTTTTAGATGAAGCAACATTATTAATTTGTCATAATGCTGTGTATGATCTGATATGGCTTTGGGAATGTGGGTTTAAATATAATAAACCTGTTTTTGATACTATGTTAGGTGATTATGTTTTGCAAAAGGGAGTTAAGAAACCATCAAGTTTGGAGTTATGTGCAGAAAGATATAATCTAAATACAAAAAAACAAGACACACTTAAACAATATTTTAAAAAAGGAATAGGGGTAGATGGTGTACCACGTGATGAATTGTGTGAATATCTATCTTCTGATTTAAAAGCAACACAGGAGTTATATAATGAGATATGTAAAAGACTTCAGGATAAAGAAAATAGTGGACTTTGGAATACAGTTAATCTTACTAATGACGTTTCCCTCACTTTGGCTCGTATATATCAGCGTGGGTTTTCTGTTAACTTAAATATTCTAGAAGAAGTTAGAAAAGATTTTACAAAAGAAAAATCTGAAATTGAAGAATACTTAAAAGAACAAGTAAGGTATTTTATGGGTGATACACCTATTAATTTAAATAGTCCTGAACAATTATCGTGGTTAATATACAGTAGAAAACCTAAAAATAAACAGGATTGGGCTACACATATGCCAACAGATGTATATACCGAAGGAGTTAAGGAATATTCAGAAGTTATTTTTAAAACGAAAGCACACCAATGTAATTCATGTAAAGGGTATGGTAAAATAAGAAAGATAAAAAAGGATGGTAAACCGTTTGCAAAAGAATCTCGTTGTCTTAATTGTGATGCTATGGGTTATATATTTGTACCTACAAGCAGAGTAGCAGGTATGCGTTTTAGAGCACCTAATGAAAAATGGCTTACAGCAAATGGTTGGAGTACAAGCAAGATACATTTAAGTTTTCTTGCAGGTATAGCTAAAACAAGGGGAATGAAAGAAGAAGAAATGTTTTTAAATAAGGTTATGCGTTTGTCAGCATTGGATACTTACCTGTCTTCTTTTGTTGATGGTATTTTACATAATGTCAAAAGTGATAATAAACTACATGTAAAGTTATTACAGCATAGAACAGCGACAGGTAGGTTTAGTGGAGCAGACCCTAATATGCAGAATATGCCTAGAGGTGGTACATTCCCTATTAAGAAAGTATTTGTATCTCGTTGGGATAACGGAAAGATACTTGAAGCAGACTTTGCACAGTTAGAGTTTAGAACTGCTGCATATTTGTCACAGGATAAAACAGCAATGAAGGAGATTGAGGATGGTTTTGACGTACATAACTATACTGCCAAAGTTATTACTGAGGGTGGTCAAAAAATTAGTAGGCAAGAAGCAAAAGCACATACCTTTGCACCGTTATATGGAGCAACAGGATTTGGAAGAAGTAGAGCAGAAGCAGAATACTATAAAAACTTCACAAAAAAGTACAAAGGAATCGCATTTTGGCACTCCAGATTGGCTAAAGAAGCTTTAACTACAGGTAAAATAACTACACCGTCAGGTAGACAGTTTTCATTTCCTAATGTTGAAAGAAGATTTAATGGTAGTGTAACATACTTTACACAGATTAAAAATTATCCTGTTCAATCTTTTGCTACTGCTGATATTGTTCCCCTTATTTTAATGGACATAGACAGGAGATTGAATGGATATAAATCTTGTGTAGTAAATACTGTGCATGATTCTATTGTAATTGATGTTCATCCTGATGAAATAGAGGTAGTAAAAAGTGTAATAGAGTACACTAATAAGGATATGTCAAGCACTATTAACAAACATTTTAGTATAAATTTAAATGTTCCATTATTATTAGAAGCAAAAATAGGTAATAATTGGCTTGACACGAAAGAAATAGTATGATATAAAGGGGTATGTTTAATGAAAGGAGTACAAATATGAACACAAATGAACTTACAACAATAAATAAAGACAATTATGATGCAATGGCAAAGGTCATGGGAATGAATATGGATATTGCCAATAAATCTAAATCATCTACATTAGATCGTCTTAAAATTTCCCACACACCGATAATGGGCATGGGAGAGGTTAATGGTAAAAAAACAAGACTAGAAGTGGTACAAGGTGGTACATATAGATTGGAAGATGTTGAAAAGGAAACATCTTACTACTCTTCTAAAGTATCTCTTAGACCTTTTATTCAACGATTTATGTATAAAAAATGGGTTAAACCTGAAGGAGAACATGGTTACTATTTAAAGACTATTATGGCTGATAATCTGAATATAGATTTGAAAGACAATAGAGGTGGTTTTAACTGTGGCAAACCTGCAGGATTTATTAAAGACTACAATGCCTTACCTGAATCTACAAAAACTGCTATTAAAGGTATTAAAAGAGTACGTGCTATTTTAGGTACAGTAACTTTTCAGGACATTGTAGATGTAGAAGGAAATTCTGTAGAAAATAAGGCTGTTAAAAGTAGACCTGTTATATGGGAAATTGATAATAGAGATGCTTTTAAAATTATGGGTGAGCCGTTTACTAAGTGTGCTAACCTAAAGCATTTGCCTTTACAGCATAATATTGATTTATCTACCGTAGAAAGAAAACTGCCAAACGGTAATTCTTTTTACTTACCTAGCGTTAACTTTTCTCTGAAGGAAATTGATATAACTGATGGGGATCAGGACTTGTTTAAAGATTTTTTATCTTGGATTGAAAATTACAATAGTTACATTATTAGTGAATGGACTAAAAGTAATAATGATGGTGAGGATAATTTATCTGAAAGTGAGGAAGAACTTGTTGATGATTTCATTGATGTAGAAAAAGAAAATGCTTAACTCACCTATAGAAATAAAGGTACATAAATATCTGTCTGATGTGAGCAAGGGTACTGCTAGTATGAGTGATGAAACTATTGAAATGGTAACATCACACATACGAGAAGCTCTAAAGAAACAGTTTGCAAAAAAAGAAGAAACTGAACCATTTAGATTACGTATGTCAAATATTGGCAGACCCTATTGTCAACTATGGTTTCAAAAGAATAAACCTGAAGAAAAAATATCTCCACCTAATACTTTTGTAATGAACATGATGTTGGGAGATATTGTTGAAGCTGTATTTAAAGGTATTTTAACAGAATCCAATGTTAAATTTAAAGACAGTGATTCTGTTGTACTTAATCTAGGAGAAGATAAAATCAAAGGAACATATGATTTAATTATTGATGATGCCTTAGACGATATTAAATCTGCTTCTGATTGGTCTTATAAATATAAATTTAATTCTTACGATACATTGGCTGACGGAGATATGTTTGGTTATGTTGGTCAGTTAGCAGGATACACTAAAGCTGCAGGGAAAAAGAAATGTGGTTGGTGGGTCATAAATAAAAACAATGCTCATTTTAAATATATTCCTGCCACAGGACTTGACATTGAAAAAGAAGTTATTAAATTAAAAGGAGTCGTTAAAAAACTTAAAGAAAATAAGTTTGAACGATGCTTTGACTTAGAAAACGAAACCTTTAGAGGAAAAGAAACAGGGAATAAAAGATTGTGTAAAGAATGTTCCTTTTGTGAATTTCGTTATTCTTGTTGGAAAGGGTTGGAAGAACTTCCTTCTATACCGTCACAGGCAAAAGAACCAAAGCTTGTGGCATATGTTGATTTAAAAAAGGAGAACAAACATGAAAGAGTTGTCAATTGAAGAAATGGCTGATATGATTAGGGAAAAAGAAAAAGAACTATTAGAGCTTAAAAAAGATTATAGAGAACGTAGAACTGAAGGTTTACGGCAAGCGATGGAGCAAAGACGAGAAGCTGATAAGTTAGTACGTGAAGAAATGAAAAGTTTAGGAGTTACCGAAAAGATTAATTTTAGTGATGATACTTTTTATAGACGATTTTATTTCTAATGTCTCCCTATAGTGCATATAAAGTTGCACGTAAATATGGGTATAGGAGTGGTTTAGAAGATCAACTTGCTGAGTTTTTACGTAAACATAAAATAAATTTCGTTTACGAAAAAGTAAAGATAGAATGGGAAGACCTTGCTTATCGCACCTATACTCCTGACTTTATTTTAGATAATGGTATTATAATAGAAACTAAGGGAAGGTTTACTGTTGCCGATAGAAGAAAACATTTGTGTGTAAAGAAACAACATCCTAAATTAGATATACGATTTGTCTTTACAAATAGTAAAAGTAAATTACAAAAGGGTGCTAAAACAAGTTATGCTAGTTGGTGTGAGAAGTATGGATTTAAATATTGTGACCGTATTGTACCTGAAAAATGGCTTAAAGAAAAAAAGAAAAGCATAAAGTATAATTCTTTTATTCCTTTTAGTGGAAAAAAGATAGAAAGGAAAAAGTAATGGCTATTAATTCTGACGTATTTAATACTGAAGATTATGTAATACAAATCACACCTCACATATTAAGAAAAGATAATAGGTGGGATGGAGAAGTTACTGTTAATATTATATCTAATAAAGATAATGGTTTACATGTAGATGATGATGTGGCTCTAAACCACCTATGCAGATGTATGGCAAGTTCTTTACCTCTAATGGAGATAGACCCTGCCTTTATGAGGGCTGTAGAAGAGTTTGCTTCTACTTATAATCCTACTCCTAAAGAAAAGGGGTTGACAGTTGTACAAAAAGATGGTAATGTAATTAAACTTGATTTTAAACTAAAGAAAGGATAAAACATGGAAGATAATAAAAAGGAAAAACCAAAACGAATAGATGGTCTTTTTTGGGCAGCTGATGTAACAAAAACTAAACCAACTGTTATTAAGAAAGATATGGTTAATCATCCACCTCATTACAATCAGCATGGAATTGAGTGTATAGACGCAATTAAAGCTTGCACTACAGATGGTTTTGAGAGTTATTTACAGGGTAATATATTAAAATATTTATGGAGATATAAGTACAAAAATGGAATTGAGGATTTGAACAAAGCAGATTGGTACTTACAAAAATTAATAACAGTTATAAAAAAGAACGATGGTACAAGTTAAACTGTGGATGCAGGTAATAATAGACCCTGATGAGTATCCCATTCCATCTGATGGAGATGTAACGGAAGAACTATACGATGCTTTAAAAGAATATTTTCACGATATTAGTGGTGCTAATATTAAAATTTTAAAAATAAAACAAGAGGAGACAGAACAAAATGGATGATTATCAAAAATTTATAGCTACTTCACGATATGCAAGATGGTTAGAAAAAGAAAATAGAAGAGAGACTTGGGAAGAAACAGTAGATAGGTATTGTGAATACATGAGAGAGAAAACACCTGCTTTGTTTACAGATGGACTGTACGAAAAGTCTGATTTGTACCATACTATACGTAATGCTATTTTAAATTTACAAGTTATGCCTAGTATGAGAGCATTAATGACTTCAGGAAAGGCACTAGATAAGTGTCATGTTGCAGGGTATAACTGTTCTTACCTAGTTGTAGATGATTTACGTGCTTTTGATGAAGCTATGTACATTCTTATGTGTGGTACAGGAGTAGGTTTTAGTGTTGAAAGATATTACGTAGATCATATACCTGCAATTAATGAACATTTTGAAAAGAGTAGTACAAAAATTAAAGTTGCAGACTCACGTTCAGGTTGGTCAAGAGCATTAAAAGAGTTACTTGCAATGTTATCTGTAGGGCAGATACCAACATTAGATGTCTCAGAAGTAAGACCTGCAGGTGCTAGACTAAAAACATTTGGTGGTAGGGCATCTGGACCTGCACCTTTGTTAGATTTATATGAGTTTTGTGTCAAGATATTTAAAAATGCAGCAGGAAGAAAGCTGTATCCTATTGAGTGTCACGACATGATGTGTAAGATTGGTGAGGTAGTAGTCGTTGGTGGGGTAAGGCGATCTGCCCTCATCAGTCTTTCAAACTTAAATGATGACCAAATGAGACATGCTAAATCAGGACAATGGTGGGAAACAAATGGACATAGAGCATTATCCAATAATAGTGTAGCCTACAAAAATAAACCTGAGATGGAAACATTCATGCGTGAATGGCTATCATTAGTAGAAAGTAAATCAGGTGAACGAGGTATTTTTAATAGGCAATCAGCCATTAAACAGGTAGGTAAATCAGGAAGAAGAGATACTAATTTTAATTTTGGTTGTAACCCTTGTTCAGAAATTATTTTAAGACCTAATCAATTTTGTAACCTTACAGAAGTTGTGGTACGCAGTGAAGATACTTTAGAAGACCTAAAACAAAAGGTAGAAATAGCAACAATACTAGGTACATATCAATCCACATTAACTGATTTTAAATACTTACGAAAAATGTGGAATCATAATACTGTAGAAGAACGTCTATTAGGTGTATCATTAACAGGTATAATGGATAATGAGTCTATGCACAGACTAGATGACGAAAAAGCATTAGGTCAAATACTAACAGAGTTAAAGGAGACAGCAGTTGAAACAAATAAAACATGGTCAGAAAAATTTGGCATTAATCAGTCTACTGCAATTACTTGCGTTAAACCTAGTGGAACAGTTTCACAACTCGTGGATAGTGCGAGTGGTATTCATGCTAGACATAGCAAGTATTATATTCGTACTGTACGTGCTGACAATAAAGACCCTCTAACACAGTTTATGAAGGAACAAGGAATACCTAATGAGCCTGATGTGACAAAGCCTAATAGTACAACTGTCTTTAGCTTTCCTATGAAAAGTCCTGAACATGCTGTTACAAGAAATGGAATGTCTGCTATAAAACATTTACGTTTATGGCAAATATATCAGAATTATTGGTGTGAACACAAACCATCTGTAACTATCTCCGTAAAAGAAGATGAATGGATGGAAGTTGGTGCATGGGTTTACAAAAACTTTGATGATGTGTCAGGCATCAGTTTTCTTCCTCATAGTGACCATACTTATGCACAAGCACCTTATCAGGACATTGACAAAAAGGAATACAATGTTTTGAAAAAACAAATGCCCAATGCAATTGATTGGAGATTACTACAAAATTATGAAAAAGAAGATAACACTTCAGGATATAAAGACTTAGCATGTTCTGCAGGTGTATGTGAAATAGTTGATTTAGAAAGGAGTTAAACATGAGAAAATTATTACTAAACGCACAACTTGCATACTACACAGGTATGCTTAATAAACATATAGCAAATGTTGAAGTATTACTTACAAATCCTGTAGGTATTGGGGAACACCAAGACATTCAACAAGCTATTGAAGCAGAGTTAAGTAAGATAGCTGACTATCACGATAAGGTTGGATGTATTAAAAGATATTTTGAACCACCTGCCGAACCTAAAGCTGAAGAGAAAAAAGATGGCAAGTCGTAAATTTGGTTTATCAAAATATGATGCACCTCTACCTATCCAATACAACAAAGGTAGGGGAGCATTTTATCGTGGCATTATGAAAACACCGTACCATTTAAATACTATGCAACATAGAGAATGGCAACGAGGATTTGATTCGGCATTTTTTGCCCAACTCAAAAAGGTTAAACAATATGAAACTAGAAGAAGAAGCACATAAGTTTATGAAACAAAAAAATAAAAGCACCATTATGGCAAGTATATATCAGTCAAGTGCAAAGGAAACTGCTATCTTTCCAAAGGATAAAGCATTAGAATATTTAACATTAGGTTTGGTGGGGGAGTCAGGCGAAATTGCCAATAAGATAAAGAAGATTATCAGGGATAAGATTCCATCTGCCAATTGGAAAACTGATTTGCCAAATGAAATAGGGGATGTGTTGTGGTATTGTGCTATGTTAGCTGATTATTTAGATGCTGATCTAGGAGCAATAATGGAAAATAATTTAGAGAAGTTACAGTCTAGAAAGAAGAGAGGTGTTCTTGGTGGGAGTGGCGATAATAGGTAGTTTATCTTTGTCTATTGTATAACGATCTTCCTATTTTAGTAGCTTCAGCATAAGAAGGAGCACCCTCTTCTCCTATAGTTCTAGGAATGTATCCAATATCTGTTCCATATTGAGTGATAAGTGCTTTTTTCTCTCTGTCTACAAAGTATTCTAAAGCAAGAGTCTTAGCTAATCTAGGTAATCGCATCCATTTTACTTTATCAAATATATCAATTTCATCTTTTGGTTTATGTACTTTATACATATTTTCTGCTCTATCTTTAGCTACTATTCTAGCATCAGCTAATAACCCCATTAAATGTGTTTCTTTTTGTGCATCTGTTTTTTCTTTGTAGGCAGATGTTTTTATTACATCTGCTAAACGTGTTTCTATATATTTTCCTAGTTCTCTTTTTACTAATGAGTCTACTCTTCTATCACCTGAAGGGTATAAAACTTCCCAACTCTCAAAACCAAACTTTAAAAGTTCTCTTTCTATAGGACTAGCAGCTTCTTTTGTTTTAAACCCAAAAAAGGAAAGTATTGGTCCTTCTGTTAATATTGTTCCACTTTTTACTGGAGATTTAAATTCAGGCAATGACTCTTTACTAAAATCTCTACTTATACTATTTAATATAGGTATATTAGGAAACAGTCTTTCAAAATTAGGTATATTCTTTTTTGCCTGATTAAAAAAAGCTTCTTTACCTCTATTTATAGTTCCTGAACTAAATAACTGTTTACTGTCTCTAATCTTAGATGCTTCATCATCCCACATCGCAGTTATTTGATTTAAACCACCCAAATATAAATTGTTTGTATAACCACCTGTTAACTCTCCTAACCATGTTCCTACTGCTTCAGCTGCTTTTTCTTGGGTTATTTGATCTAAATATAGATCATCTCCTTCAGAAAGTCCACCTAATATTCCTGATGACGAAATAGAATTAAATAAACCTTCTAAAACATGATTTGACACACCTACTCTAAAACTAGACCCAGTAAAGCCTTCTAGCAAAGTTCTTTTTTCTATTTTTGAAGCTTTACCATTAGCTAGTTTGTACATTAAATCTCCTGCTAACATATAGGGTGCGACAGGAAACATAGGTCGCATATCCATTGTTCTATTAGAAGACAGTTTTACATTATACCAATTAGTATCTTGATTTCTTTTCCTATATTCATAGGATGCCCATAACATACCACCACCAACTATACTTTTTGATACACTTTCATTAAACTCTTGTAATTCTCTAGCTGTTAAATCTTTAGATTGTGTAAGAATTTTTCCTAACACATTTGACCTTTTCATAGCAAAGTAGCCAATATTTAAAGGTGAATACTTTAATTGAAAAGCTATGGCATTTGTCATAAATCTAGCAAACGGAAATACAGCAGTACCTACAAATGGTGTTTGTTCTATTGCTCTTACAAAATAGTGTGCTAGTGGGCTATCTTTTATTTTTGGAGAGTATGCAAATGTAGCTTTTAAGGCATCGTCAACTCCTCGTTGTAATATATCTAAAGGAACAGAAGTATCATCCATTAAGCTCGTACTCTTATGCTCACCCAAAAATGACTTTTGTTTTGTGCCTTTAATGTTTAAAGTCTGTTTTGTCCTTCGCATTGCTTTATCAACAGAAGCCATAAAAAAAGCTCTCCTAAAAAAACTATCCTGTAACAGGTTTAAAACATTTGCTTGTTTACTTATCCACCACATTTGATCTGCATCACCTGCTTCTTGTAGTGTTCTAAATAACTGCTTTAATAATTTAGGATCATTAGCTAATAATAATTTTGCAGCATCTCCTGATAAACCCTGTTCACTTAAATATGCTATAAGACCAAAACTATCACGAGTTGCATCAACAAGACCTGTTCTAAAAGCTGTCCAGCTTCCTGAACCATTTACTAGTGCTTTTATAGATTTACCACCATAATGTAAGGCAGCTTCCATCATATCTGCTCCTGTTTGTATCCCTACTACAGATGCTCCTGTATAAGCATTTCTAACAGTAGTAGATACTTTTGAAACCATTAAAGCTCGTCTGTTTTTATCGGCTGCATGAAATGCCCTCTTAAACCACCATTGCCCTTCTACGGATTCTCCTTGCGACTTATATAATTTTTTGGCAGCTTCCGTAAATTCAGGATCAATTCTTTTAATTTTGTTTACTACTTTTGCAACTTGACTATAGAGGTTTAATGTTTGACCTGCCTTAGTAGCAGATGCCCTAGACATTGAAGCAAATTGATCTAAAGTTAAATTATGCTTTATTAAAACATCTTTAATTACTTTTTCATCATTAAAAAATTCTTCAGGGTCTTTTCTATTCATCTCCATAAAAAATTTAGATATATACGTGGATATTTTTTCAGGTACTTCTTTAGTTTTACCTGTTTTGGGGTTGGTAACTATTTCCATTTCTCTTAAAAAAACATCCTTTTCTCCAGAAGCTGCTCTAAATTCTTGTTTTTTCATTAAGTCTTGAACAGCATCAAACATTTGTTTTGCTAAAGATATTTTTGTTATTGGTTCTACACTTGAAGATTCAGGTGCAGCGTCTTTTAACTCTTTCATGCCCTTTTTAATTAACTCTTTTTCTGTTGGTGTAGCTGTTCCGTTAGCCTGTTTACCTAATGCATCAACTAAATCAGCAAATTCTGAGCCTGTTAGCTTACTTATATCATTTCCTGATGCACCATTCATTACATCAAAATGTGCAATATCTTCTATTTCATTTTTATTTCTAAGTTTTACATAATCAACATCTAGATATTTTCCTGCAATACCACCCAATGCTCCACCAAAAGCAGAACCTATTGCTCCTGATATAGCCACTTGTCCATAGGAAACTTTATCTTGTATTTCACCAGCTACTTTGGCTTTTTGTACAATTAAATCTTGTGCCGCTGATTCAGTACCTGCTGTGAGACCACCTCCTAAAGCTCCAGCAGCTACTTTATTTTTAGGTATAAAAGACATTATACCTTTTTGTGTTCCTTTTGTAATAGCCTTACCTGCAATGAGTTTACCTATCCCTAAAGTAAAAAGATTTATAGGATCACTAGCAACATCAAAAATAACAGATCGCATACCACCTCTTTCCCAAAAACCAATTTCTCCTTCTTCCTTCTGTCTAAACGGATTCCAAACTCTTTTATCTTTTAGTTCGTCATACACTTCATATATTTCGCCAAAATTTTTTCTTTGTTTTTCATTAGCACCACGTAAATAATTTATAGATAGTACCCCACCACCACTATTGTTTTCTAATGTAGACATATCATCCATAAATCTTTTTATATAGTCTTTATTTGACTCACCTTCATAGGGTAAACCATGATAGTCACCATATCTATCTTCACCATATAGTTTAAGCTTATCAATAAAATTATTATTATTTGCATAATACTCTAAAGGATTACTTTTTTCTCCTGTAGTAAGTGTTTTAGGCTTAAATACTGCTTGTGTTTGGTTAAATGTAGATTTGTTTTTTTGTTGATTTACAAATTCATCTAACTCATCATCTAATTTTTTAAGTTCTTTGTCACTTAATAGTCCAGTCATTTTAATTCCTTATTATATCTAGTGCATCATTATATATTTTTAATTGTAGCTGTTTAATAGCTATTTGATTTACGTTATTAAGGGGTAAACCTTTTTGGTTATATTGGCTAATATCTAGTAAATTTATAGTCATATTGCCAACATTATAATTTTTTGCCGCTTCTGTAAGTGAAGCTATATCATTTTTGTATTTACCCTTATCCATTTGACCCATCTTCTGTAGAACAGACACAAGCCCTCCTGCATTTATAGAGCTTAAAGAATGAGAAAATTTTACAGGTGGTAGGTTACTTACTTGCGTGTGGTTATAAGTAAAGTCTTCTTTTGTAAGATGATCTACTATATTTCTTATAACAGATTTATCCACAGAAAATTTTGACAATGCCCTAATTGTTCTATTCCATTGGTTCTGTCCTGCTTGGCTATTAAATAAATCTGTAACTCCTTGTATAGCATCATCATCAAATTTAGTATTTACACTAAAATCATATGCTGGAGCAGTAGGTGCAGCTTTAGATGGAATTTCTAATACTGATTGCAAATAAGTAGCACTATTTTTATCTGTATCTATAAGTTTCTTTTCACTATCTCCTGTGAATCTAAAAAAAGCGTCATTAGCAAATGTTGCAGCATTTACCATCGCTTGTTCTGCTGAAGCAACTCCCATCATTTGAAATCCTTTTAATGTTGTTGCAGTTGAATTAAAAGTTTGCAATGTTATTTCTGCTATTTGTCTATTTCTTTCTATAATTTCAGCAGAAGACATATTTGTGTCTGCAGCAAGATTAGTAAATTGAAAAACTCCATTTTCTATTTCCGTATAGGATACTTTATCATTTAAAGTAGGAGTTGAATTTATATTTACAGATAAATTTTTATGAAACATATCATTAAATGTTTTAAAGTATTTAACTTTATCTGTATCTGTTGCATCTGCTTTAGCAGATAGCTTAGCAAGTTCTGTTCCTAGTATACCATTATGTAGTGCATTTAATTTGTTGTATCTAGCTAAATCATCAGCATCTGTTATATTACCTGTAAATCTATTTTGTGTATCAACATATTTAGATGTTATTTGTGCCATTTTAGTAGATAACAAACCTAATTGCGTATTTGGATCATATATACCAGAATCATTTAAAGCTTTTTGATAGGTAAAAGTATTCATGTCTTTATACCATTTGTCCGTTTTATGTTTATCTTGCATTTTCATATCTTTTAATTCTAATTGATTTATTAGTGTTTTCATATGGTCGTTAACTAATCCTACTTCTCCTCGTTTCATAGCAAAATTTGCAGCCATAATTCTATCAGAAAGAGTACTAGAAGCGTATACATTTTCTACTTTTAAACCTGCTGTTCTTACTTGTGTTAACGCTGTTCCAGCTAGTGTTGATGCTATCTGTGCTTCTGTTTCAGGATCGGACACAGATAATGTAAACTCATAAGGAGTTTGCCCAGCTACTAAAGTGTTATCTAATTCTGTTCCACCTAATGCTGAATAGGTTTGAGCAAATTTATCTTCAGCGTATCCCTGTGGAGCATCCCCATAAAAACCACCTAGTATACTCATTCCTGCTTGTAATGTTGAAGCTCTATCATCTAAATTAGGATTATTTTTAATAGCATAATTTTTTGCTAGTGCTACTAAATCTCTTCCTACTATAGGCATTTTATCTCCTCCCTCTCTAATTTTAAAATTTGTAGCTAAAAAAGCATTTCTATTTCTTCCATTAAAGCCAGCACCATTGTAATCAAAACCTGTAACATCACCATTATTATTTTTCATATAACTAGTTTTTGCATATAATTGATCGTTTTTTAATTGTTCAGCAAATAAATCAGCTTGTTCTAAACCACCTGCTAATACAGATTCGGCTTGTCCTACATTTAAACCTAGCGATATTAAAAATCTAGCTTTTTTTTCATATTCATTTTTAGATTTTATTCTATTCATTCTAGTTTCTCTAGATGAGGTAGCAGCTTGTTGTGCTCCTGCAACTAGAATTTTATCTAATTCGTCTTTCTGAGAACGTAAATTTCGTGCTACTGTTGGTGCAAGACCACCACCTTTTCCATCTCCACCTATAAATGATCCCCATAAAAATGCCATTATACTAGTTCCTCTCTTCTACTCATAAGACCTACTGATATATTTTCTTTTACATCTTCTTCTTCTATTTCTACTTCATCTTGTAAACTACCACCTTTTTTTAAATCGGCTAAAGACCTTTCTAACATAGAAGGTGTAGGAATATCTTCATCTACCGTTTTATCGCCTAATTCGTATTTAATTTCTGCATTTTCAGCAACACCTTTTAAAAATTCTACAATTACAGGGTTTACTAATGTCGCTACATCTATGGTATGCAACCCTTGCATAACACCACCAGTCGTTAAAGTTTCAGCTAAAACAGTTATAGGTATTTCTTTTTCCATTGCATCTACCATACCATCTATAGCTTTAGCATCTTGTAATCTAGGTATATAAAATTCTAACGCTTCTTCTACAGTAGAATATCGTGGTGGATTAGACCAAGGTCTTGCCTGTGGTTCTGCTGTCATTCCCTGACCCGGAATTGGTCCTTTAAATTGTGGTTCTTCTAAAAAAGGCATTATACTTTCCTCATGTTTTCTCTAATAAGTTTCATGTATCGTAATGATGCTAACTCATTTTCATTTTGATTGTCCATATTTCTGCGATTAACAAAATTATTAGGAGTATTAGTTAACTCAGCTTCATCATTTTCCTGTTGTTTTAACATAGCATCCATTTTTTTCCACGCTATCAATGCTTGCATATCTTTATAATCACTCATATATATTTTCTCCTACTTTGTAATTCCAAACATACGACCCATAAAAGAACCTGCTAAAGGATTAGTCAGTATTTCACCAAATAATGTACCTAACCCTGCAGATTGGGCTGCCGATAAATTTAAATCAGACTTATACATTTCCATTTTAGCTTCTATTTCAGCAATGGTTAATTCTTTTACTCTATCTAATCCATTTTCACCACTTGTCCATGCATGTTCTAACATATCGCTCATATGTGTCCACATATTTGAATAAGCAGTTTTAGATATGTCAAGTAAAGATTTTGCATTAAATTCATTAGCATAGTTTGTAGCTGCCGTATCGGTTGTTGCTATTGTTTGTTTCCATTTAGCGTTAAACTGTTCAATAGCAAGTTGATTAGTTGCTTCAAACTGTTCACGATTATTCTTCATTTGCCTATTAAATTCAGCGGCTGAGTTAATTTCTCCTGAATTAAATTGTTCCATAGTGTTTAATTGAGCCGCGTTAAACTGTTCAATGTTACTTGTAAGACTAGCCATAAACTGCTTTGTTTGATTATCAGAAGATGCGTTAAAGTTTTTTGCCGCATTATCCTGCGATTGATCTGATAAAAGAGTTTGTAATCTGTTCTGAGAATCTGTTATAGACGCAGCTTGTTCGCCTTTAAGATTAGCTAAATCTACTTCTAGAAAAGCTTTTGAATTTTCAACAACTGCCTGTTGTCTATTATTTAAATTTTGAACATTGAGCGTAGACAAAGCCATTGCTTTTGTCAAAGTAGCTTTCATTTTATTAGAAGCATTTGCTAAACCATATTCAGCATATGTTGCCGCATCTTGTTTGGCGATAGGTATAGATGCTTCCATAATAGCATTTGCAATTGCTCCACCTGCCATTGAACTTGAAGACAATCCTCTTGATGCCATCATTGCTTGGGCAGCACGTGCTGCGGCTTGTGCATAGGGTGGGATTCTTCCCTCTTGCAAATCTTTATTCATTTCAGCTAAACGACCTTGAACTGTTGCATTACGTGTTACTTGAGCTTGTCCGTGTTCAAAAGCCTTATTATATTCTTCCTGTTCTTCAGGTGAAAGTTTTCCTTGAGTAGCTTCTATTTTATTAATTTTAT